ATGATTGACCCAGCTATACTTTCGCCCTCCTCTACTTTTAAATAGGCTTTAACACCATCAATAAAGGCCGTACACAAATTCGCAACGGCCTCAAGCAATAATGGAGTATTTTCACGGATAGAATCGGCTAAAGCATTAATAAAACTAATAACTGTATCAAGTGCCGCTTCAATAACTCTTGGAATCTCGGTACCAATTCCTTCCACAAATGCAATAATAAGATCGGCACCCGCCGTAAGTAGATCTGGTATTTTTTCTGCCAATGCACCTAGAAGAGCAATAATTAAATCATAAATTGCCACTACTATTGGTGGACGACCCTCTATGAGTCCTTCTATAAGACCAAGTACAAGAGCTAATCCCGCTTCTACAAATTTAGGAACTAATTCAACCAGTAAAATTACCAAATCAAGAACAAAACGCAAAATAAGTTCTACAAGTTTTGGTACGGTATCCGCTAATAATGCAATTAAGACATCAATAACGGCAATTAAAGCAGCGCCAATTGCTGGCGCACTTGCTGTAATAACCTCGAAAAAGGCGACTAGCGCCAAAGCAACCTGAGTCAGTATAAATGGCATTAATAAGAAAAATTCCTTAATTCCTAATATCAAGACTGCAATTCGAGCGCTTACAGCAGCAGCTACCATTGTTAAGCCCATTCCAAATAATAATAATCCAGCACCAACTGCGAAAATGCCAACGCCAAGAAGGGCAATTGCTATAGCCAATCCCATAATCATTGGAATTACAGGAGTTAGTACTGCGGCCGCTGCTCCGAGAAGTACAAACACACCAACTAACATAATAAGGGCTTTTCCAATTTCCGCCCATGACATGTTACCAAGAGCAACCATAGCTACACTAAGTAATAATATTGCGCCAGACATTATGGCCATTGCGGCGGCCCCAATAAGAACTTGAGGATTTGCCAAAGCTATTAGTGCTAATACAATAATACCAAGCGTTGCGGCTAATGCAATTAACCCTTGTATCACTGCTCCTTGATCCATCGAACCAAGAGTTGATACAACACTTCCGATAGCCAAAAGAGCTACCCCTAGAGTAAGAACTGCCGCCGCGGCAATAACAAGTTGAGCGGGTTTAATCGTTTGGCTCAGAATCATACTAAATACGGCAATTTCTGCCATGATTACACCAAGACCAAATAATCCACTTTGTAAGGCTGCCGGATCCATAGCACTAAGAATACTAACTGCACCGACCATTGCAAGAATTGCAACGGACATAACGACCATCGCGGCAGCCGCTATTAATAAATCACCGCTCTTTGTGGCCTGGCTAACCGATATGGCAAATATCGCCATTCCACCAGCAATTAATCCCAATGAGACCAAACCATTATGTAAACGGTTAGGATCCATTGAGCCAAGAATTGCAACGGCGCCAGCCATAATATTTATTGCTATTCCCAAAACTAAAAGCGACGCGGCAGCAGTAAGAAATCCTTTTGCATTATCCATTAATTTGCTAAAAGCCACAAAACCGAGAAGTATTAAACCAATACTTAATAATCCTCGTTTTAAGTCTTCTTCTGGTATTGATGACAACGCCTTTGTTGCAATCGCCAAAACAAGAACGGCTCCAGATAACAACAATAACTGTCCAGCAAATGCCACCATTTTACTTCCACTCATTGATTTCTGCAAAACTGCAAAACTAGCAACCAATGCGGTCATTAACATTAATATCGCGGTGGATGCGCCTTCAATTTTTGAAGGATCAATAAAACTCATAACTAAAAGAGAAACTGCTAAAACCCCAATTGCTATAGCTATTGACGTTAATTGTTTTACTTTTAATTCATTTTGCCAAGCTATTAGTGTTCCTTTTAGTCCACCAAGAATTCCTGAAAGTCCAGTAAAACCACCACTAAAACTAGCAAGTGTATTGGAAAGATTTGTTAATCCGACTAATAACCCGCCAGTAAGAAATGTATTTATTAAATCTAAAAATCCGCCCAATCCTTCGGTATTCCATTTTTCAGAAACCTGATCTTTAATATCTTTTAGGACAGTAACTATAAATGTCCCGATCGGTTCCAATACGTCTTTTATTTTTTCAAAAACCGTAATCATGGAATCTTTAAAATTTGTAAGACCCGTCGTATCAATTTCATTTACACTAGTAAAAAATTCTTTAATATTATCAAATGCTGTTTTAAGAGAATCAGACTCAACAAGTTTAGTAAAAAGTTCGCCAAGTGCATCTTTAAACCAGATAAATGCAGCACTTAATATATCTGCTATTGCGGCTATTACTTCGGATTCTTTAAACCATTTAATTAATGATTTAATTGATTCGTCAAGCCAAACTATTGCATTGGCAACTCCTTCTGAAATTTTAACAAAAGTATTAGCTTTTTCTGCCGAATCATTAAGACCGGTAAAAAATGCAGCAATTTTTGCTAGTAATCCCAGAAATCCCTCACCTTTTGTAAAAAGATCAATTTCATCTATACCATCTAGAATACCATTGAATACTGACGATAAAAGTTTCCATCCTAAAGATATTGCATTAAAGAAACCCGTAAATATAGTTTTAATTTTATTAAGGGATTCTGCTGTCGGCGCTGAGTTTTGGATAAAAGACTTTAATGCTTTACTTAAATCGGATAATTTCTTTCCTGTAAGAGGGGGAAATACATCCGAAAAAGCTTCTTTAACGGATTTTAAAATTGTTTCTAAACTATCCCAAGCAGAATATAATGCATCTATAACTGCTTGACGTCCACCAAGAAAATCCCAAATTTTTAATAATCGATTTCTTGCATAAGTAGACTTCGCAACGACGGCTCCGATTTTATCTGAGATACCCGTCCACAATTCGGTTGCTTTATTGAAGTCACCAAATATCCATTCAAATGTCATACCCCAACCAGAACCAATAGCTTCCTTTGTTGTTTGCATGAGTTGGCTAAACGTTCTTACTTTTGTTGCGGCTTCGGTTGCCTTCGCACCAATTTCAGTTGATGCATCGGAATATCGATCAAGAGTTGCAGTTAATACTTCGGCCGTCATCCATTGTTCTTTAAGAGATTGGTTAAAGAATTTAGTTGGGCCAATAAGTTCTTTAAAACTTCCGCCAACGCCATCATTGGATAGAACTTTATATAAACCATTTCCCGCTTCTTCAAGTGTTCCGGCGGCAACTGCCGATTTTAATAATTCTTCCTTAAATTCGACCGTTGCCATTTGAGCATTTTCAATGGATTTCCAGTCAATATATTTAACATAACCGGCCGACAAAGCTTGCGCAAAGTTATACATTGCTCTTGCGGCTTGCTCGGTATTTGCACCGGACACAGCAGCGACATTCGCAATACCTTTAATTGACGCAACGGCTAATTTTAAATTAACACCGGCATTCGTAAATTTTCCAATATTGGCCGTCATATCTTTAAAACTATAAATAGTCTGATCTGCGTAATGATTTAGTTCTTCAAGGCGCATTTTAACTTCTTCTAGCGTTACAGGCAATCCCGCTTCATCGCGTCCACCAGCCAACATAACTTTAATAGCACCAATTTTCATTTCATATTCTTGAAAACCAGCCATAACTTGATCTAGACTTAAAGACTTTACAAGTTCAAATCCCGCCTCAACTGCAGCACTACCAATTCTCATTAATGCGCCAACAGCCATTACACCAAATGCGGAAAATTTACCTCCAATAGCATCGACGATTCCTCCTAAAGTGGAAAATCCGCTACCATTTTGTTCAGTATCTTGAAGCGCTTTATTAAAATTCTCTAAAGATTTTGATGATTCTTCAATCCCTTTTTCAAAACCTTTATTTTCAAACGACATTTCAACAATTCGATTATCTATATTGCTCACAGATTTTGAACCTCCTTCCACGCAGAATCAGCGATCTCATCAAAAATTGGCCTTAACGCCGGGTTAATATAATCTATTCCTTGCACATATCCCCCACCTTTTGTACCATGCCCATATTGGATTAATATGGCTAGAGGAGTTCCACTTGTTAGTATATTTGAATTATTAAATGCAATGCCCCAAGCATAAATTTCATACGACCAACTGCTCGCCGTTTTTCCGGAATCTCGGGGAGTATAATTTGAAAGAGCCTCAACTCCTTGCTGCCCATAACGCTCGAATACCGAGCGAATTCGATCGGGTAATTGCGTTTTAGAGTTATTAAAAAATCGTTCTGTATTTTTAAAATCGCCCAATGTTCGAATTTTTATCATAGGCCTCCTTACAAATTATCCTTTGGTATTTAATTGTTGTCGACGTGCTGCATTAAGCGCATGATTTCTACTTAGTAAAGCGCCTTTGGCAGTTTTCTTAGGAGGAGTATTTTTAATACTGCATACTCGAATTAGAGTTAATAATCTGTTTAAATGCCATTTTTGGCATTCAAACGGAATATTCAAGGAAATCATCCAATAATAAATAAGTTCTGCTGTTACTATTTCTGACCCTCGTGATGATTTTGCAAATTCCGAAAATGTTGTTGCTGTCATCTTTTGATCAATATATGCGTTGATATCCAACAACTGATTTTCTGTAAGAGTATTCTGAATATCTTCTGGAAGATTTTTCGTAATTATCATACAGCGAACATAATCCAATTGCTCTTCCCTAGTTTTTTTTGTTTTTCCTAAAAATGGTTTACACCACTTTGATTCCCATTTTGATAAAGAGACAAGAGAATGTTCTAGTTCAATAGTTCTTCCTTTTACGAAAATAAATTCGGCTTTTTCCTCATTATAATATTCGCCATCTTGTGTTGTTATGATTAACATTTCTTGTCTCTTTAACATCCACTAAAACAATCGGTTAAGCTTTTAACAACTGCTCAATAAAATTAAGCATGTCATTCGTATTAAGAAGCATCTGTTCAACAAATGCATCATACACAGCAGAACTTTTAAAACTAGAAAGAACCTGTGGACTTTTATCGAAATGTAAGCCATCCACACTTTTTTCACCATATGCTAAATCTACCAACCGATCAAGAAGTTTTGCAACCATTCTAACACCATCGGTTAAGAGTTTATTATTTTCATCAAAAGGATCTGCTTCATTAATCTCAATTTTACCTTGCATCGCTTGTAAAACTTTTCCTCTTTCTTCAAGATCTTTTCCTATTTGCATAACTTCGTTAAAAGTCGCATCGGAAGCGGTTAATACAGAGGATTTAGATATATGAAAATAGAGATCCTTGGAGTGTTCAACACCATTGAAATCTTTAAAAACTACTGTCTTTTTTAACATTTATTATCTCCTTTCAGATAATATGAAATTGTATTAGAGTGGGGCCAGTTAATTGACCCCACCCTTTTTTAAAAATTAATCAAAAAATTACGCCGATGGGCTGTCATCGGCAAGCATCGCGATGATCGCATCAGGAAGCGGCAAATTTGCCGTAATAAGAGTTGTACCAAACAATTCGGCCTCGAGTGTGGCCAATTTAACTGGATCTGCTTTAGTGCTGTCAATAACCAGTGTTGCGGTTGGTTGACGTCCGGTTACTTCAACTGGACTGGTTGTCAGTTCCCAACTAAAGGTCATGGCTTCCGGAGAATCATTAATGGTTTGATATGCTTTCTCCGATGGAGCAGCAAGTGCGCCATAGATAATATGCAATTTATAACCATATTCATTTCCAACAACATCGTTTCCAAGCTGTGTTTTATATGCAAGCCCAAACTTTTTCCGAGGTTGCTGGCCGATAAGTACACCATCCGCAGCTTCAAATGATCCATCACATTCACCAAATTCATCGGGATAGGTAAATGCTTCGATTGTCGCTCCGAATTCCTCAGTACTCATAAGCGTCAAATATTTAATATTATCTGCGTAGAGTGGCGTCGGTTCAGCACCAGATGGGGATTCGGTTACGGCTGTAATACCGTTCCAAGGAATACCCAAAGGATATGTTCCATCAACAGCTTGAGGATACAGAACTGCATTTTTAACGCCTGTTTCATATAAACGCTCGCCAAGAGCGTCCCACACTAATTGAGTCATAAATTAATCTCCTTAATAATATAATGTATAGACATAATGATGTAAATTTTCTGAAACAAAATATCGACTAAAGGTGCAATAAGATAAACCTAAAATTGTATTTGGAATTTCAGAATCTGGATTTGAATCTATAACAGTAACAGAATATCTTTTTTTATTTTTATACTTGATTGAATCTGCATATACTGTTGAAACATTATCCAATTTGTACATAATGCAAGGATAGGTAAGTTTAACGGATGATGGGGGCTGAAAATATACCTTATTTGGGGTAATTAAATCAACAAAAATTTGATGTAAGTCTAATCTTTTATCTACAGCAATATCATCCATTGTAAACTTCTCCTAATGTTAATATTAGCCGAGGCCGTTGGATTTCAAGTTTTGTTATTTTCCAACGGACCCCTTGCCAATAAATATAACGCATCGTGGAGAAATTCTGATATGCATAGGGATCGGCAATTACAGAAATTCTGTTTGAAATGACCAGGTTGTCATTTTTTTCTTCGCCTTCTTTCCAACTTCTAACATTCTGAAGAATATCTCCACGATATGCGCGTTCTACAACAACGTCTTCATGTATTCCTGGAGATACTTCATGTTGAGTAATATACCCTATTGGTCCATAAAATTTCATAAATATCTCCAATCTAAATTAATTAAGAAGGAATAACTTCTTCTTCGGCAGTTGCCCAATATGCAATAGCAGAATGGGGCAGAGTTAAAGCGCCGGAAATCCGAGTTTCAATCAAGTATTTGTACTGATTGAAGTCGATGTCGAAGTCGTCCATCATCGTTACGGCACCACCCTTATCGGCACCAATCGCATAGTCAGACATATTGACCAGAATAGCGACAAGTTCGCTATAAGGATCGGTCTCACTTGGATTAACAACGGCATCCATAACGGGGACTTCAACGATTTCTTTTACGCGTAGAGCGGATTCAAGTTCGGCAACAGTATTATAGATCCGGCGTCCGAGGGAGTCCTTCAGCAACAGCATATCACCGAGGGTATCGGGGCGAACAAACAAACTTGGAGAACCACTACCCTTATAGTCCTTGCGAGAACGAATAATGGCGTCAATGATCTCAGAAGTGGTTGGAACGGTTTCCTCCTCATCTTCCGGCTCGATAAGAACGGGAATGGTATACAGGGAATCGTCGGTTGCGATCGGGCGAACTTTGGTCTCGATGATCTTGTCATCACTTACACCTGAACGACCATCGCTTACAAGAATCGCACGAGCAATTTCAAACTCGAGACGCTGGCGCATTTCTGCACGCAGGAAGACGACGACATCGAAATCAGTAATATCGATCAGGTCATCGCGATCAATCTTCTGCTTCTTATAAATAGTTTGAGGATCGGTAGTACGCTTCAAAAGTGAGAAGACTTCTTCCGCCTTCTCATTACCCTTTACATAACCCAAAGCACGAGCTTCATCAGCTGTAACATCGGCGACAAGGGTCTTAATGCGGGAAAACGGGGTATGACGTGCGGCATTGAACACCTTTGAAACCCATTCGCTTCTTGGGGCCAACAACGCTGGGGCAGAAGAAATGGTTTTGTAATCGGGGAACAAATATTCAATATCGGTAATACTATGCTTGAGGGCAGTTTGATCCTTACCTTCAATTGCAGCATAAGCCTCGCTCAAAGTTTCAAAACCGTGAGCTAAAAAGGCATTTTTTAGAGTAGATTGAGACACGCGAGCGTCTTTAATAATAGCCTGAAGTTCGTCCTGAGTTAATTGATCGTGCATAAGAGTACCGTCTCCTTCGGGGGTTGATTTTTCAAAAACATTTTTTTTCATATTCGAATCTCCTTCATCTGATTGTTTCATTTCTTCTTTATCTTCTGACTCGTCTTCAGAGTCTTCTTCCATTTTGATTTCGTCAGCAGCATCAAGCGCTTCAGCGATCATGGCATACACAACAGTCTTTTGTTTTTCATTAAAAGTCTTAAATACATCAGCAATTGTCTCTTCGGAATCATCGCTTTCCTCTTCAGACTCTTCATGAAATAATTCCAAATCAGCATATGCTGAAATAACGGCTTCTGTCTCATCTTCTGTTACAGAACCGTCGGCATGTGTAAATGCTAAATTATCTATATACGCTCCAGAATTAGCTCCAGCAATAACAAGGCTAATTTCGCGAATTACACCGTGAACTACATTCTTTGATTTTTCAACCAATGAATTGGCATAGATAGATAATGCCTTAATGTCCCCGTGCTTAATTGCTTCTTTTGCATATTCTGCATTTGGAGAATTATTCAGCGAACAATAGGCATAGACCCCATCTTCGCGATTTTCAAGCAATGCATGACCCAAAATATTTGCGGGTTCATTATGCAAATGCTGCCAAACTAAAGGAACTACTTGTCCATCGTTTCCTTGAAATGCATCCGGAAGAATTGTTCTTCCATCGCTACATTTCAAGCCGACTTTAGTAGCATAGCCACTGAAATCGTATTTCTTTGTTTTCTTCATATGTTAACTCCTTATATAAAATATTACGATTTTTTTCCAAATTCTTCAAGATATTTAGTTATTTCGGCTTCTATCTCTGGATCATATCCTTCGGTTGATTCTTCGACTTCTGGATCGTATCCTTCATTTGAAAAATCGTCCGGATTTTCTAATGGCATATTCTTATTTCTTAATTCATTAGCTCCTGGATCTAGAGATGGTTTCATCCCAAGAACGGCTCTAATTTCATTTCCCGTAAGAATCTCATTACGAGTAAACATATCCGCCATTTCTGCTATCTCATTGGCTGGAACTAAACGAAGCACATCCTTAAATCCCATTACTGTTTGCCCTTGGGTTCTTGCTGTTTTTGTCAAAAACTTTCTAGACATTTCTTCAGTAATAGCAGTTACGATTGGTTCGACCGTTCCATTAAAATAATTTAACATTGCTTTGGGATCTGCTTTACCATTAAAAACTTCTTCAGAAATTCCCAATTGACTATAAAGTAAATTAGTTAAATAGGTAACTTGCGCTAACAGATTATTTTCGCTTGCCCGATTTAATTGGGTAATATGTTCGGTTCCATCTGTATACGCAATACCATACTTACTACCACTTAATTGACGCTCTATTGCAAGACGTCTTTCCTCAGCTTGTTTTTGGCGCGCCTCGGTTTTAATCTGATAGGGTAATTGAATAATTAAATCTAACTTTCCGCTTCCGCTTTGTTCATCGATTGCATCAAGAAGAACCAACTTCCTAATAAGACGACGTAAAGTTCCATTCGGCGCATTCATGACGGAATAAAATGGATTTTCAATTATTCCAACAATAGATTTAGGAAGCATAATATCTTCCCTATAACCTGTATTATCATTATAGACATTGACGCGAATATAATTCGGAAACCATTCTATAATTTTTCCAGTTCGTAGAGTAAGTACCTCAAAAGATCCAGAAACAATCGGGGAAAATGATGTGTCAACCGGAACAAGTGCTACTGTTCCCTCATCAAACATGCTTAATACCACATCCTGAATAAAACCTCGACCGGTTTGATCTTTGTTAGATTCAACTCTTAAACAATTTTGTAAACCGCTGTTCATTGTTGCAACATAACGCCGATTTTCATCAATACGAATATGGTTTATATCATACGCAGCAACATCCAAAGAGATCCGATTATAGATGGCAGTAATAATAGAACGTTCATTTCCAGGAGTTAAATGAGGTACAGTTGGACTAATACTAGATGAATAACCGAGGTCCTTATACTCATATACTTCTTCGCTTTGCTTTCTAAAAACATTCCATGCATTTCTTAAACGCGATCCTAGAGTATCTCCCATAAATTATCCTCCTTTATTCATTAAATTTTCATTTCTGTATGCCACTTTTCCAGTTGTGAATACACCCGATGTAAGACGACTTAAATCATAACCAGCATCTGCATACGCCGTATGAACGCCAATATCACCCCTTTTTGCAACAAACCGTAGAACTCTACCAGATGGTGTTGGAATATTACCAATATGAAGATTCATAAGTTCGGCCATTTTGTTATTATACTTAAGTATTGTGGCTGAAGTAAGTTTTCCATTTGTTTTAAAACGAGGATTAAGCTCGTTTTTTACAAAAGTTTCTAACTTTGGTTTAATAATGCGCTGAGTTTTTTGTTTAACTCGTTCGCCCTTTGTTTTGGCCCATTTCTCATCTTTTCTATCAAGACGCGCCTGTCCTCTGGGTGTCAATGAGCCATCTGGATTCTGAAATCGTCTAATTCCCCACTTCATACCAATAATACCATGATGCTCTATTATATAACTCATGTCTCCATTACTAACCTCCACCAACTTTAAGACCCAAATATGATGCTATTGTTTTACCTAGTGCACCACCAATCGAACCTGCAGTAGCCCCAAGTATTCCCGCAACAAATGTCGCAACTACTACAGAATTACGAGCAATATCATTGCTTCCTAAGTCAGATAGTTTTTTTTCTAACTGCATACGATCTACCATCTTTTTAATTTGCTCATCCGACATGGTTCGACGATTTTTAACTATTTTTTTTCTTTCGCTAATAATTGACTTATTTTTTGCTATTGCCTTTTTTTGAGAATCTCTTTTTTTCATGGTTTGATTAAAACGATCCGCGGCTTTCGGTCCATATTTTTGCCTAATAGAATTTTCCATATTCCCTCTTGCATTACGAATGCCCCATTTCATTCCAAGAACACCGTAATGGGCAAGTTCTCCTTCGGATTCTTCTTCAAAAAGATATTCTGGAAAATCATATTTTAAAATTTTTCCTTTTGAATCGAATGTTATTATAAGTTGAATTTTATTCTCTTCTTCTGAATGTTTAGCCGCATCGGCCAATTCAATATAAAATGATGGTAAACCTTGCGCAAGATCAACAAACCATGTAACTTTAAGTCTCGAATCAATCTTTGAACCTAAAATATTATTACTATGCATTTGAAGGCTTTTTTCAACTGCTTTTGATGCTGCATTCCAATAGGATTTTGTTATTTTTGAATCGGGGTATTTACCCGGATTAAATTGATCGCCATATTTCTTCTCAAAATATCCATTAATTTTTTTATATAATCCGGCAGATTCATCGGCCATTTTATTATATACTTTCGTATAGTTTCTATTCGCAATACGCATTCCTTTATTGGCCGCTCTATTTAAACTTCTTTCTTCTTTTTTGCTAAATGTTCTATTTGAACTCGATTCACGTTCATTTCTTACTCCCCATTTCATTCCTTTAACGCCGGAATGACCGAGTTCTTCTTCGAACATATTTTCCGCCAAAATATTTGCACGTCTCAATGCTGAAAAAGAACTTTCTTTCTTCGAATCCTTTTCTTTTTTTTCAGATATAATTACTTTATTCAATTTTTACCTCCTTTCATCATTTTCCAAAACCCTTTATAATTTTACTAAACTGGATCTGCGATACAACTCTTTGAAATTGTTTTGATACAAATGAATCGACCTTATTTTTATTAGCATAATATAAAGTAGTACCCAAAGCAACCGTTAAAGGGCCCGTAATACCTAAGAACTGTTTTATAGTAACTCGAGTTCGATAAGTTACATCTTTAGTGGTCCTTTCGACTTTCGCTTTGTTGGCCGATTTAGCGTAATCAACCGTTTTAATTTTGTCATTAAAAAGCTTTTCATAATTAGGAATATTCTTCATCTTTTTTTCTAATTCAGCTTTTAATAACTTTCTACGAGTTCCCGCACCCTTTCCATAAAACATTTTCGCATCTGCATAGCGTTTTGCATCCTTATTAACAAGACGCACAGTATTTCGGGATACGGAAGAACTAGATCGGTCATTTCTTACACCCCATTTCATTCCCATAACGCCAAAATGGGTAAGTTCATCATCTTTAATAATTACTCTATTCAATTTTCACCTCCTTATTCAAAAGCTTCTTTATTTACCTTATATGCAACATATGCATCAAGCAATGCTGATACGGAATCTATCTTTTCCGCATAGCGCTTCTTTAATAACTTACGATTTCCATTTGTATCTTCCATTGTTATACAATTACCCATTGTAAATGCGAATAGATCTTGGTCAAATATGAGCATTCTTTCTTCACTTAATTTCTTTAATTCACCAAGGGGAACCGATTCGGTCTTTGCTCCTTGAGCAACCTTCTCCATACCATAGGCTCCATTTTCTTTTTCCCATCTTTCAACAAATTCTCGTGCATTATATGGGTCAAATCCAAAACAACGGACATCATATTGGGAATCTATAATAAACTTATCCATATCATCATAAACTTCCGTCATGTCCAAAACAGTACCATCTAAAACCATTAATGAACCCTCTTCAATAAATTGATCATACTTGATGCGCATAGCACCAGGAAGTTTCATTAGTGTTAAACTTGAAATATAGCAT